TTCAATTGCATTTTCAAAACTTGGGAATAATTCCTCGATAAATTCTTTTGGTTGACATCCGAATTTATATGAGTATTTTGATCTTTTAAATTTATTGTTTTCAATTAAATTACCGCCTGTCCATAATGTTGTGGATGGAATAATTTGGTCTAAAATTTGAGTCCAATAAGGACCCATTCTGTTAATAAATTCATTTACATCGGGAAAATTGTATGGTGTAAATGAATTTGATTTAATATAAGATTGATATATGTCTTCTAACTTGATATAATTTTTCTTATATCTAATAATGTTAGAATTTAAAATTTGTTCATGTAATAATTTATCCGCAAATTCTGCAAACGTTACTCCCGTTTGTGGTTCTAATGTTGCGCTTCCGAATGATAAATTTAAATTTCTTGATTTCGTATAGATGTCATAATCAATTGCCTGAGCAGAAGAAAGATATGCATTTATATTTTTTCTATTGAAGGTTAACTCTGAATTTGAATTTACAACTTCTCCTTGGTTATTGTCAATAACAGGTACTAATTCATAACCCGTGTCTAAACCTGGTAAAGTTCTATATGAATCAAAATAATCTTCACCAAAAGTGTAACCTTTTGGTTTAGTTAGTAACGTTTTAGTTCTACCAGTTGTTATTGAGATGTCCTCGTCTAATATATCAGGTGATCTGTGGTCTAATGTTAAATCATACCAACCAGACCCCATTTGAAAAAAGGTATCGTTTGATAAGTCTTCATATTTCTTCGCACTTGCGGTAACTTCTTCAACAGGGTAATTGTCTCTTGTTAGTGTTGTTGAACCTGTGATAGTTTGAATGGTATATTGATATGTCGTCGCGTTGAATATTCCGGTATTAAATGTTTTATTACCTCTAATTAAATCACGAATATCATCATCAATATTATGAGACTTTGGATATGAAACAATATCATATCTATACTCATCAATTTTAATCATTGGGTCGGGTGCTCCGATAAATCTTAGTAAGAATTTTATCGAGCTACGTGTACCTTTTGATTTGTATATGTAAGCTAAGTTAACGAGAATTCTTCTGTAGAATTCATATTCAGCATCCACCAATGTTTTACCAATTGTTAAACCTGAATATTGTACATCATTACGAGTATATAAAATTTCATCTAAATCTTTTTCATCAAATAATTTGATTGTGTTAAGACCTAAATTGTTAGCTAAATTTTTAAGAAGTAAATCGGGTAAGTTGTTAATACCATCATAACTTACATTTCTCATGTAAGCAATGTTATCAATGTATTTTTTTACCTTATCGAAAGCCTGTCCATATAATTGGAATAACGCTTCCGCTTTTTTATCTTCACTATCAAACTCAAATAATTGAGGTGCTGACATGAATCTAACAAATAAGTTAGATTTATAATCATCTATCTCCTCAGCTACATCACTTAATCCTGATGTATAAGAATCAAACGCTAAACCAACAACCTGTAAGTTCCATCCGTCTTTTGCAACCGGCCAAATATATTCTACAGTAATTAAATCTGTTTTACTTCCACCAGATGTATCTCTTGGGACTCTAAATGATGCTCTATATTTTGGATTTGTCTCTCTGTTAAGTAATATTTCCTCTAAATCATCAAGACCACTGAAGAACTCTTCAGTTAAACCATTGTTTGGTCTGATAATAAAACTTTGGTCATATGTTGTACCTGTAAATGGTTTACCACTAACCGTTAACGTAATAATATTATTTACATCCGGTTGTTCGTAATCAATAATATCATAAGTTACACCACTTATTTCAACAACATATTTTTTAAATGATGAATAGAAATTTCTAAGTGGGTTGGTTGTCTCAGGTGTTGTATTACTATTTGGTGCTTCATACGATAAATCAAACGTATTATAAAACATACCAGTTTCAATATCGAATTCGGTTGTTTTTGTTGATACGTCATATGAAACGTTGTATGCTGTCTTACCACTAATACTTGATGAACTATCTTTGTCCACCATGATAGCAGCGGGGTACTTCTCAATTATATTACTGATTGATGCAGCAATTCTTGATTTTAAAGAACCAAATAATGATTTTCCCGCATCGTCTTTTGCACCTCTAAATGAGATTGACCTCTTTTTTTCTGATTTTGTTTGTGTTGTCTGTGAATCCTTCTCTTCCGATTTTAAATCATCCAAAGTTAAAAACTCCGAAAACGGAGTTGTTCTGAATGTTTTACTATCTTTTTCTGGAATTAACCTATCAAGAGCAAAGTTCGTATTAGTCAATTGACTGCTACCGTCAGTGATTTGACCACCGACTAAACTATCGCTGAATGTTTCAGCACCTGAAGCAGCCTGACTTGGAACTTTCCTTCTTGCCATTATTGTGTAATATCATCAAAGTTTAATGTCTCATCAATATCTGTTCTACCTTCTCTAACTTCGTATAATGTTTCATTAAATTGGTCTTTAACTTCATACAAGTTGTATTGTTTGTAGATATTGTTATCTTTATCATAGATTGTGTAAATACCCGGAGTAACCGCTTTAGTTTGGTTACCGTACAGAGCATTTGCCAATGTTGATGAATCGTGTTCAACCATCTCAACTTCAATTGTTGTTGGGTTAAAGTATGTATTTGACAAAATAATGGTTTGGCCTTGTTGACCTATAAAAGGAACGGTATTTGGTTTATTTGATGGTGCTGAAGACGGAGTTACAGTTAAAAACAACATGCTTGTTGATGCATCTGAATATTGGTATCTTTTTGCTTTTGAATTTGTACTTGTCAAATTCGAAACAATTGGTGTACAGTAGAATGATGAAGTCACCACTCTATAAAAATTTGGAGTTTTTTTATTATCTGTTGGGTTGATGTACTCTATTCTATATCCCACAAGTCCTTGTGGTGTAAATTTATTTCTATCTGCAGCAGGTACGTTACTTAAATCAATAACTAAACCTCTAACTGATGGTAATGCCGCTAAAACTCCGCAATCCGCAATTGTAGTTCTTACTTGTTTTGGTCTAATATGAAGTGTGTAAACCCCTAAATCCGTAAAATCCGCAGCATTTAATTTTAAATTATATAATCCACCCAAAACCTCAACATTTTTTTTTCCTCCTGTATCATCGTTGTGAAAAACAGGAGTTAAAATTGTTTTTGCGTCAAGTTTTTTTAATGTAACCGCGGACGATACTAACCTATCTGCCGAATGGTGATAGAATATATCCACATCATCTGGTGATACATCCGCTGGTCTAACAATTCCGTAACTTCCTACTGCCATAAACTTTTATTAATAAATATAATTTTTATTGTTTTCTCACTTTAAAATAACCATTTCCGTAAATATCTAATTCGCCAACCGAGTCTACCTCTCCAAGTCTTCGTGTTTTTTCTAAAACTCCCTGTTTTCCCCTCTCTACAAAAATGTCGGAATAGATTGATGGTTCGTCGACAAAACCAAGAAAATGTTCATTTCTTGTTAATGCTTCATTAAAAACTTCCTCTCTTGTAAATCCTGTAGTTGTACCCGTAATTGTTGTGATTCCGTCATCATAATCCCTATAATGTAGGGTTACCATATTATATGACGTTCCACTAATAAAGCTACCTGTATGTGTAAATGTATATCCTGTCCATTGTGATGTCTCACCTGATGTACTATATGTAAATGAAGAACTGTTTATTCCTCCTCCGTATTTATTAAAATCGGTAATTTTACTTTTACCAAACGCAGAATATTTGAACATTGACCCACTAACGGTTACCGGTCCATAATTGTCCGTATAATCTAAGTCATTTAAATAATTTAATGTTTGACCCGTAGTTGGGTTACTATATGGTACTGTTATACCCGTAATTGAACCTAAAATGTTTTGAGGTGTTCCACTAAATTGGGGAATTGTAATATTTTTACTAATCTTTTCTCTATTCCATGGAGAATTTAAAGACAATGAGATTGTATATGTGTTTGGTGTTGTTGGGTATGTATATGATGCCGTTGGGAAATTTGTACCAATAACGCCATTATTAATTGCCAATGACGATGTTTGATTATTATGACCCCATGATACTGTATATACTTGACCTATAATGTTTCTAAGTTTATCAGGATTAGTTGTACTGAATAGTTTTACAAATGAACCTGTTTGGGTATAATGAAAATTAACCAATTGTTCGATTTGTTCCATATATGATTCTCCATTAACGTCTGCAATACCAACCATTACCCCCATTTCATCAAGTGAACCGTCTAAAAATAATGGGAATTGGTATGAACCGTAAACACTACCGCTTATGTCGTATTTGGTTGCACCAGTTATTTTAGTCCATGATGTTCCACCCCATTTGTAGTAACCTTTTGCAACACTTCCTGTTACATTATCTACAATGTCATTTATGTTTGGCCCTATGTAGACACTACCAGAATGGTTACTTCCTGACCAAGGAACTAAACTTCCATAAGAATCTAACCAAGTTTGACCAGTCAATGAAGCGAGTTCAACTTGTTGTACATTCTTTCTTAAAATTTCGTATCTATCTTTTTTCATTTATTAACCATTTAAATTTGCGGAACCTCCCGTGAACACACAACTACAGTCACTATTAACCACATAACTAAAATCGGTTCTATCAATTGTAACACAGTAATACATGTCATCAGGTTCAATTATTTGCCCGCCACTATTATCTTTTTCAAAAAATTGAATAGGATTGGTACGAATTCCATATCTACCTTGGTCAATATCAACATCAACATCTGAATTGGTAACGAAGTCAGTTATTTCACCATTTTCAGCATTAAAAAATTTTGCAGTCATGTAAAATATATTTCCAATTAAATTAGATTCTTCAAATGGTGAATCGTCTTGAAACCAGAATATATATAAGTTTTCTGAATTTTTGTAGTTCGTACCCATAAAGACAGGTTTATATATTTTTACATCCGTCACACCTGTTAGGGTTTCATTGTAAAAATTATATTGTTCACCAGATGTTAGTGGTAAATTTTTTGTAAAAACCAATCTTCTGTTTGCTCTAGTTGGTGCCTCACCATTTGGTGTTTTATAAAATTCTAATCTAAAAAAACTCCTTTTAAAAAATTCTCTAATTTCATTATTTTCTTTAAATGATAAACCTGTTGGTTCGTAATCGGTAACATATGTACTTCCACTTAAAAAATGAAACTTAAACCATATATCCGATTGTGATATTGTTAATCCTGATAATGATGAATTGTATGGTTGATGTATGTATCTAACAGTTTCATAATTATCAACAGGATTAATAATTTTTTCAAGAGTTTGGTCTTCAAGTTCTTGTGCGTTTTCTTGCCATCCAAGATCTGTTTTAAAATCTTGTTCTTGGTTTATAACCAAGTTCATGTTACTATTTTTAAATAATATTTCCATTAACAATCAAAACTTAAATTTGTAAACTTAATTACTCCGTCTTCCTTATTTTTAAATGTAACCTCATTTCTTAAATAGAAATTAATATCTTTTTTAATGTAATGTATCCCATTTATGAATGGATAATTTGTTCCGAATCCATCTGCATCAAGAAATCCATTATCATATAGGTCTCTCCATTTCCATAACTTCTCATCAGGAAAATATCTTGCATTTTCAGGTAAACCATATATCTCATTTGTTTTATATGATTCTACATATGGTGAAAGTTCTCTCAATTTGATTCTGTGATGTGGTTGGTAGAAATAACCGAATGGATTAAACGCGGTTGCTCCTGAAAATATTACCACTCCGTCTTCGGTGACATTTGAAATCTGTCCGTGGTTAAAAATCGTAGATTTACACGTGAATTTGTGATAACCTTCACTAATTACTCTTTCTTGTAATTCACTTCTATTATATTCGATGAATGCGCCGGTTAATCCTGAAGTCCCTAAAGGTAATTCTGAACCACCAATGAATCCTGTTGTTGCATTGTTACTTGTAAATGTGTGGTTCGGTATATTTGTTTCTGTTGACCCCGTTCCTTCAAAATGACTATCAATCCAAGTATTGTGAAAATTAAATTTAAACCCAACCTTGGGTGGGTAATTAAAGTATCCATTTTCATTTCTTAATAAAACGGTCACATAAACTTCTGTTGGTGTGTAATTTAAATTATTAGTTAAACCCGTTAAAATAAATGGTTCTTTAAAGTCATAAATTAAACTTTCCATTCTGTTTTGTTCAACTAAATAATTGTCAATCCCATTACTATTTTCGTACATTAATGCACGTTCTTCTTCCCATATTGAAGATTCAAATCCAGATTTATCTAATATATAATCTTTTACTTCAGTTAATGTCTTATGTTTATGAACATAATATGTTGATGTTGTCTTTTCTAATTTGAATTTGTTTAAACATCGTTTACCAAAAACAACAGTGTTAAATGTTGTTCCTGATACTAATTCTTTTTTAAGAATATTAATAACAAATTTTTCTGAACGAAATATTTCATTACCCACACTTTCTATATAGAAGGTTCTATTAAATTCTGTTGTAGTTATATGTCTAACTCTTGGGTCACCAGAATATGAGTAGTACGTACTTCCTGTTGTTGAAAGTGTGACATATTCTCCTGCTTTCATTCCATGTTCAACTGGCGATATTAATGTATAATATATTCCGTTATTAACAACTCTAAATGGTATTCCGTCACTAGCCTTAAAATTAAAAACAGTATTACCTGATAACGTATATGCCATCGGGTAGTTTTCATCTTGACCATTAACATATGTTAGATAAACGTTCCAATTTTTATATGGAGCCTCTATTGAGGTTGTAGTTGTGTGTCCGGTGTATGTTATTCCCGTTAACACTAATTGTTGTTCAGGATTGTAATCTTCAGTTAATGTTGATCCCGTTTGACCTACGAACGTTTCTCTTAAAACATCTTTTCTTAAAAACGCAAATTCATTATATGGCATCGCACCATCGTAATTTATGTCGGTTCCGTATGAATTATAAAATAAATTACTTTTTAGTGGGTCGTAAGTTGTTGAACCAGTGTATAGATTTCTAAACACCATCTTTAACTTCCCATGTATTTTATATTTTTTACTTTCGTTTCTTTCTTTATCAAAAAGTTTTGCAATATCCAATACGATGTTTCTATCACCTTCCCTAAGCAAAGTTTCGCTCTCATCTAAATTTACAGGTAAATTTAAACTTTCCTCCTCCGCTTTGAAGAATTTTTTACTTGGTAATAGTATTTGTTTTTTGTTCATTAACTTTGGATATTAAATAAATAATTTCTAATTGATTTTAGTAAGGTGTATGGTTGTTTTCCAATAGTACATATACCATTTTCTATCATTATTTTATTATATTCGTACGCCATCCCTGATGTCTTCCAATTTATTTCTTCTCCTTCGTCTCTTCTCAGAATATCTACAATTTGTTTTTCATCGTATCTCAAACCTTCTTTACTTTTGGGAAGGGTTTCAACAATACTTTCGCTATAACCTTTGTTACCGCATTTACATTTTGTCATTTTACCATTAAGACTATATGAACCGTTCATTGCCGAAACTTCAATACCATTTAACTCTTCTGACATCTCAACCACTTTTCTTGATGACACTCCACTAAAACATGTAGTAAACATTAATCGAGTTTCACTATTCATAAGTGGTTTTAACGTTTCAACTAATTCATTAACTTTTGATTGTGAATCGGTTGTTTGAACTAAAAACTTTCCAGAACCGTAACTTGTAATGTTAATTTGTTTTAATTTATCTGGATATTTCTCAATAAATTTCTTTACTCCTTCGATTGAATCATCGATTGAAAAAAACGGACCAACACTATATGTTAATTTAGAAAGAATCTTATATAATAATTTTTCTTCTTTCTTGTATAAAACATATACAATTAAATGATTAGGTTTTCTTTTTTTAAATAAATCTTTTATCCACATATTATTTAGGTCCAAAATTTTCTACGAACTTATCAAATGCAGTTGCACCTTTCTTTAAACCAAATTGATAATGGAATGGTGTACCAATTTCCATTAAATGTCTTGGTTGTCCATTAACCATGTATTCTTTATAGTTGTCATTACTTTTAACTTTAACTCCTGATACCTCAATACAGTCTCTAATAGGTGGTAAAATATATGGGTCAAAATAATTGTTATCAGTTAAAATTGTATTTCCATTAGGGTCCTCATTAAGGTTACCCCTCATTTCTTGAATTGGTTGATTATAAATTCTACCTGTGTAATAACTTTGTGATTCACTGTATCCTGCATCGGCACCTTCAAACTCACCAAAACCGTGTCCATATGTATCCCACATGTAATATGGAACCCTTTGTGATTTATCACCTAATCTTCCTTTTGTATTCAAACATTTTCTTATTAAGTCACCTTTTACTTCAACGGTTGCCGGTGTATCAGGGTCATCTTCACTAAAAACTAAGTCAAGACCAACCGCACCTTTACCGTCAAATACATTTGCATAATTTGCGGTGTATGGTGAATCAAGTTCTTCAATCTCAAATGGATAAATTCCAACCTGAGTATTAAAGTTTAGAAGTTGAGCAATGTCACCATCAATTCTTCCTCTACCTCTTTTATCGAATAAATCTTGAATATCTAATCTCCCTTTTTCTTTTATTTCTTTTGACTGTATCACATATTCCATTAAATCATCAATACCTTTGTATGTTGTGGAACCGATACTTCTTGTTATTGAACAATTCACATCCATTTCGGGATCAACACAAATTTCATCAATCCATGTTTGCCTTGGTCCTAAGTCTATAATTGTTGTTGGAAAATTGATTTCTCTTTTTATTCTACCTCCTCCCGTTCCGTCTCCAAGGGCTTGATACCATCCTGTCCATCCATCTACAAGTCCTCCTGTTACATTACTATAAACCCTTGATATTGATATTGATAATGATTTTCTTACACCGTAGAATCCTGTAGATTTTTCCTCATATCTAATGTTTGCCGATTTACCATCATAACCAATCGCATTTGGGTCGGACGGTATAATCGCATCTCCATCAAAACCCGGTCTTGTTTGGGATTCATCGTGGTTGTAGTCGTCGTTATATGGTGTTGATCGATAGTAATAATTTACAGTACCATCGCTCTCAACTTTTTTATAGACACATTCACCACAAAATTTATCGGCACCTTTCTTTTTAAATTGAAAGAAATACAGTGCTCCGTTTAACCATGAGTTACTAAATGTGTAAGATGTTACACCTCCACACATAATCTTTCCAAAAAGTTTTCTTCTTCTATAATTGTTTAAAAGTTCTCCTGTTCTTCCTGCGCAAGGAATAATTCTAAAAACTCCATCTCTAAATTCTGACCATCCTGAAACTGTTCCATTTAATGTTAATTGTTCTTCAACCCAATATGGACCTTTTTTCTTTACTTGTCCATAATATTCCCCTTTGTATATACATCTAACAGTTTGATTTTCAAAACTATTATTATCTACCAGTGGCCATTTTGCAAATGTAGATGCTACCGCTCCAACGTTATATGATGGTCTTTCTTCACAGTCCTTAATATTTGCACCAATAATCTTTGTATTATAAGTTGCATCTAATTGGTCATAAGGTTTTAATACAAATCTCGGATATGGACTTGGTCGACGAGTACTAAGGTAATTTTTAGCATCGACATAAGTATTCAATATAGTGGCAGTACCACCTATTGTTTGTCCTGTTAATGGAAAAATTAAACCTTTTAATTTCATGTCACCACCTCTACCTAATTCATCCTCTATAATTGTATCATATTTTGAACAACCTTCTTCCAATTCAGTAGTTGTCGTGTCTGAAGATGTAATATTAGAATCCGCAATCCATAATTTAGTAATTTTAATATATCCATCATTCTCGTGTGCTGTTCCGGTGACTACTTGATCTAATGGTGTATTGAAAGCCAATGATATTGCATCGATAATAACTCTATACGCCCCTTTAATTTTCCATACACCTAAAATAGAGTCCCAAATAATTTGATATTGTTGCCCCATACCTAAAGTTAGGTATGTTAAAGTTCCATCCCCAATTACATCTAATTCCGCTACATATGTTTGTGCTAATACTGCATTATCATTAGTTAACTGTCCTGTAGGTGGTGTTGGTACAAACCCTGTAAAACCTCCGCCCGTTGGTCTAAAATATAAGTCATCATCACCATTAAACCCATTTGCACCCGTATAAAAATCAACAACAATTGTTGGCGTTATCGCCCATCCTGATTGTGATTGATTTGGTTTTGCCTTTACAGAATAGGCCGCAGTATCGGTACCTAAAATTGTTAATGTTCTAAAATCATTATCACAATCTAAATAGTTAATTGTAACATCGGTTCCTGTCGTATTAACAAATGTATACTTATCACAAGTACCAGCGGCACGTGCAACTGTGTAGTTTTCTTCTAAATAAAAATTTGTTGCAATAGGTGTACCTAATTTAACTGTATCAACATCAACAGGTGGGACACTACTAGTAGTTTTATTAGCTGTATCATCTTCACTACAGTCATAACAATCAGGATATGTTACTAAACTTAGAACCATTATATTATTAAACTGATATTCTTTTGCCCTTTGAAACATTTTTGCAGCCGCTTTATTAGAAACACCAGTACTTGATAATAATTCAGCAATTCCCACGAATACGGCTAAAACTAATTCCTTAAAGAATAAACTTATTCTTAATCCAATATATTCAACGAAACTTATAATTGTTGTAATAAAGAATCCAAATTTATGGTTTCTTACAGCATCGTTAACCGGAAAATAATTTATATTGTTTGAGCAATCCCCCTCAGCTGGCCATATTTCTTTTATACCAATGAATGATTCATTTCTATCTCTAACAAAAAATTTAAATACCTTTTCCCAACTACCTGCTTTCTCAAATCTATTAATAAACTGAGACGCACTGTAAACTCTACCATATCTAAATTGGTAGAAATAATCTTGTGGAACACTCTTTCTGTTATTGGCTTGTGCCCAAGTACTTAGCCCCGCAATTTCTTTTAACGCATTCACCGGATAGTCGTCGATATTCGTACTAAACGAATATGATTTTGCATCAATTGTTGTATAACTACCATGATAAAGAGTATCACCTTGATGGTATTCTCTAACATTTGGTATTAATATTTTTGCAACGTTTCTATTCTCTTCTCCAGTATCTTCGTTTAATGTAATTCTAAAACGATAATTTCCTTTAGTTGGAATACCAATATTCTTATCTTTTGATTCGACAATGTCTCCAAATTCATTTGTGGTAATGTAACCAATGTTCATTGGGACTCTGAAGAAAAATATTCCGTCATCACCTATTTTACTATCTATTTGTAACTTTTCAAGGATAGGTTTTAACATATTAGGATTACCGTTGGTGTCTTTTTGATATTCACCAGTAAATCTAATTGCTTCAATATCACCTTTCTTGGTGGTAAGTTTACATTTCTCACCTTGTTGGTTATCTACATTACAGTTAACCCCCATTGAATCTTCAGCGGCATCTGAAAATGTTGAACCCATCATTATTGCATATGGTTCTAATCTTACACCCTTCTCTCCTAAATCAAAGTCTCCTCTTGTAATTCCAATTTCACATAAATCTTCACTACCCCAAAAAGGGTACACATCAACTGTTTTGTCAAATGAAATAATTTGAGGTAATGCGTTCAGATTATCTGAAGCCATGTATGTGTATTTGTTTTCGAATTTCTCCTCCGAAATACCTTCATACATTAAATCATAAGGAACTAAAGATTGACATCCCATGTCAGATAAATCTAAATCGACATGTAGAACTTGAGTACCAAGTGGTACTCCCCAAATCATAAAATCACCAGAGTCGTTTGTTTTAACTGTGTATGTGTAATATTTCTCATACACTTCCAAATATTCCTCTCTAGCTAATATATCTTGTTGGTCAAAAAATGTACCTGTTGGAGTATGACCTGAGTGTTGTTTTCTTTTTGGTAATAAGTTGTAACGATAGTTATTATCGTTTCTACCATCCGTAGACTTATATGGATATAAGGTAGAAATTACTTGGTCTTGTTCGTCATCTAATGTTAAAGGTACAAATATTGAAACCTTTGCGTTTGGAATACCGAAACCTCCATTTACACTAATTCTACCACAAACTACTCCGTAATCAGCGCAAAGTGATGTATACACATCTTTTTGTGTAAATTTTAAAGACAATACTTCAAGTAAATCAAAATCTTGTTTTAACTCGACTTTTAGTACTTGGTCTTTACCAATATTTGTTGAGATTCTGTGTTTCTGTACCATTCCTTTAATAAATAGAAAGCAGTTGATTTTCTATTATAATAAGGAAAATTTTGCTTAGTATGAAGGCGAATCGATAGTTTTAACCCTTATCTTAATATCTTTATTAGGGAATCTAATTTGAAAGATTTGATTGTTCTTCATAAAGACCACATTATCTGACTGACGTATCTCTTTTGTCAAAGTATTGGCGTATGCTTGTGATACTTGTGCAGAAGAATATTCACCACCCATTTTATTAAACACTTTAACTTCTACTACGTTTTCAACACCCGGTGTGTTACCTATTGTTTTTGATAATTGGCCCACTAATAATGGGTCTCCCATTTTTCTTTTTTCTATTCTGAAAAATTCAATAATTCCTTCAATTGCTGATTTTATAATATCAGTTTGACTTTCATTCTTATCAACAATTAAATCAACTTCTAATCCTAAATCAATAACTTCTCCACTTACAATATCCAAATAGTCATTTATCATTCTATATTCAGAAAGATATGATAAAATATTATTTTTTAATGTGTTAGAAACTGTGTCAGTTAAATTACCTCTTTCGTCGTATGATAATAATTTAATTCTTATTTTATTATTCTCTTCCATTACGTTAACCTTAGCTGGTGCTCCGTATGTTGATGGCATTGTTTCAATTAATGATTTGTAATCGTTTAATGTAACCGCTCTGTTTTGTGCCGCAAAATTGTAAGAAATCATATTACGAATTTCTTCAATTGTAGGTTGATCCGCCCCACCTACCGCTGGTGTTACGTTAGTCACTCTTAACGATTGTTCAACTTGTGTATTTGTTCCTGATAAGGGACCGTTTATACTAACTTCGACAGTATCTATACTTGTAATAACGTTGACCCCTAAATTCGAATCTTTACCCCCACCAATTCGATATTTCACAAATAGTGTGGAGTTGTTCTTTGGTATTGCACCCAATGAAAGATTATTAAGATATGTTGCTAAATTTACTTTTAATTGACCTGTTATGTAGTTATCAAGATTATCCATTGGATTAACCGATCCTGAACCAAATATCATTGAGAAGTAACCTTCGGGGGTATACTCGGTGGTAAATTTATTATTAACGTCAATGTATTTTCCTGCTTTAAAATTATCTTTATCTGATGAACTCGTTGGATTAGGTACAAACACCTTATCTTGCATCAATGATTTAACCTCATACCACTTATTTCCAATTTCAGAAAATTCTGAGTTGGTTGGGTTTCCCGCGTATGTTGTACCATCTTTATGGATAACCGACACAACGCCTAAAACATTTTGTTCTGGTAAGAAAATCTTTAAGAATGGTTTTTGGTCAAATTGAGTAATAACTTTTCTAAAAATACGAGTCACTCCATTAACAACCGCCTCTCTCTTAGTGATTGTGTATGATATGGTTTTATTGTTACCATCAAAGTTTGGTATCTTTAATCTGTTTGGTTCACCCTTACTATTGAACGGGTTAGAGAAATCAATATCTTCTAATGTTTCAAATATTTGACCTCCACCTGAAACCTGAGCACCTCCTTTAACAATTCCCAAATATCTTTCATCTTCTTTATCACCCTTTACTGGTACGTTAATTGAAAAGTCACATAACGCAACTGAAGGTCTATTACCCGGTAGTCTTAAACCGTATGTTTTTGCAATATGAAATAATGATTGTCTTTGTTGAGCAAAATCTAACATTGTTTCTTGCCAAACTCTATCAATGTGAAAGTGTAGGTTATCCGTAACCGCAGCATTTAAATCTAGTAATACTGAAAAAATGGATGCGTCATTAGTATTCTTTACTAAATCAGGATAATAATCTTTAGTCAGGTTTACAAGTTCTTCCCTTAAACCCGCAAAATCTCTTGTTGCGTATGTTATTTTTTTTGCCATCTTATATGTTTATAATTACAAAGTCGGAAGAACTAAATGTTCCATTATTGACTGTATAGTCTATTTTTACTTTAGCCGTATACGGTCTTGTCGAGTCATCCGAAACTCTAAATAATCTTGCGTCTTCATCTTGTGAAAACAATTTATCTCTATCGGGGTCATCCTCAGCTGACATAATGTTAATTGAGTTAATATCTAAATTAGGAATGTATTTTCTAACCCCTTCTCTTATCTCTTCTTCAATTAAATTAAATGTAACCACGTCGTTTTGGTCAAAAATGAATTCATATAATCTAGTACCAAAATCTGGTAAAAAGTATCTACTTCCCTTTCTAGTTAATAATAGATGAATCAAATTTGCACGAACTTCCCTTTCAGGTGTTTCTGTCATCTTTAGGTAAGCCCCCTTTGGACTATCTCTAAATGGAAAATCTATACCATATGTTACATTCATACCTATAAATATAAACTAAACTAAAATATTAATAAACGAAAAATCCCGACCGAAGTCGGGATTAATGTAGTGTTTTGATATTCACCCCCTTTATTCTCAAAACCTGGAAGTCCAAGATACTTAGTAACTCTGGGGGAGTCTCCCATTATTTTATGAACCACATCCCTCACATTCGAATGGTGAGTCTGTTGGTCTTTCTGATGTCATTACAACCTCAGGTGTTCTTTCACTAATTAATGTATTGGTTGGTACCTCGACATTATTTATAGATGGTGTTTGTTCTACGGGTTTCTCTGTTGACGTATTAATACCTAATCCTTTCATTGCATCAACCGCAGATCTTGTTCTTAAGTAATACATACCCGTTTTTAAACCTAATTTCCAACCAAATAAATGTGCCGCTAATAATTTAGGTTTGGTTGCATTATCAATAAATAAATTTAATGACTGTGATTGGTCAATAAAAATACTTCTGTTTGCCGCCATTTGGAGAATTCTTTTTTGAGACATTTCCCAAACGGTTTTATATACCTCTTTTAATTGTGTTGGTATTTCGGGAATATTTTGAACTGAACCATTTTCCATGATTAGTTTATTCTTGATTGAATCACTCCACAATCCTAACTTTAATAACGCACTAACTAAGTGTTTGTTTATCATGATAAATTCACCACTCAATGTTCTACGAGAATAAAGGTTACTTGTAAACGGTTCAAACGCTTCGTTGTTACCTAAAATTTGAGCTGTCGATGCCGTCGGCATTGGTGCAACCAATAATGAATTTCTTACACCAAATTTAACTACGTCTTTTCTTAACGATTTCCAATCCCAACGACCTGATAAATCTTTATCTTTTTTACCCCACATCTCATATTGGAATATCCCTTTTGAGATTGGAGAATTTGATATTGACTCATACGCACCGACTTCTTTTGCAATATCATTTGAAGATGTCATTGCAGCAAAATAGATTGTTTCAAAAATATCCGTTTGTAATTTATCCGCCGATTCAGATTCAAATGGTAACTCTAAAATACAAAATACATCCGCTAAACCTTGGACACCTAACCCAACAGGACGATGTCTAAAGTTAGAACGTTTTGTTTCTTCGGTTGGGTAATAGTTTAAATCAATAACATTATTTAAATTCTTAACAACTTGGTATGTGTATTCATATAGTAAGTCGTGATTAAATTCACCATTGAGAATATACTTAGGTAAGGCAATTGATGCTAAATTACAAACTGCCTGTTCAGTTGGTGAACTATATTCAATAATCTCGGTACACAAGTTTGATGACTTGATAGTTCCTAAATTCTTTTGGTTTGACTTGTAATTTGCCGGGTCTTTATATAACATATAAGGTGTTCCCGTTTCAATTTGCGCAGTTAAAATGGCGTCCATTAATTTTCTTGCCTTAATAACTTTTCTACCTTTACCTTCTTGTTCGTATTGTTCATATAAACGAGTAAATGCTTTATCTTCCGGAGAATCATATGCTTCAGATAAACCTGGCGCTTCGTCAGGTGAGAACAATGTCCATTCTCCATCAGATTCCACTCTCTCCATGAAAAGGCTAGGTGTCCACATCGCCAAGAATAAATCTCTTGCTCTCATTTCTTCTTTACCGTGATTTTTTCTTAAATCAATAAATTCAAAAATATCTGAATGCCATGGCTCAAGATAAATGGCAAATGAACCTTTACGTTTTCCTCCTTGGTTAATCCAACGAGCAACTTCATTATAAGTTTTCATCATCGGTAATAAACCATCAGATTGTCCACCAGTTCCTTTAATATATGAGCCCTTAGCACGAACATCATGTACGTGTAATCCAATACCACCAGCCCACTTAGAAATCTTTGCAACATCTTTAATGGTATCAAATAGACCATCAATATCATCACCTTTATTTCCAATTAAGAAACAAGAAGACATTTGTGCCTTACGAGTTCCCGCGTTGAATAATGTGGGTGTTGCATGTGTATAAAAGTGTTGTGATAAATCATCATATATTCTAAGTGCGGTTTCTAAATTACCTTTACAAATACCAACAGCAACCCTCATATACATGTATTGAGGTCTTTCAACCACTCTATTGGCAATCTTTAAAAGATAAGACCTTTCTAATGTTTTATATCCAAAGTAATCAAAATCTAAATCCCTTTCTTGGTGAATTGCACCATCTAAAGATTCTTTATTTTCCATTACAAACTTATAAACGTCATCGTCAATCAATGAAGACTCTTTACCTGTTTTCGGTTCAACAAAAGAATATAGTTCTTTAATACATTGTGAAAACTTTTTATGTGTTGTCTTATGTAAATTAGATACCGCTAAACGACCTGATAATTTTGCATAATCAGGATGTGTGGTAACCATTGCTGCGGCGGTTTCCGCAGCCAACACATCTAACTCAGTTGTAGTTATGCCGTCATATATACCTTGAGTTACTTTTAAAGTAACATATGTTGGGTCAATATATTCTAAATTTAAATCACTACAAAATACACTAATTCTTCTCGTTATTTTGTCATACCTCATTTCCTCCAAGGATCCATCTCTTTTTTTTACTTTCATCTTCTTTATTTAAATTTTAAAAATCCATATCCTCATCAAATGCTGAATTTAAATCTTCAGCAATATTATTAACACCAGCCTTTTGATATTCTGCAACTCTTTTTTCAAAGAAATTAGTTTTACCTTGTAATGCGATATTTTGCATAAAATCAAATGGATTTTCAGAATTATAAACTTTAGGTACACCTAATGCATCTAACAATCTATCCGTTACAAATTCAAGATATTGAGCCATTAAATCTGAATTCATACCAATTAAACGAACAGGTAATGCTTCGAGAATAAATTCCTTCTCAATCTCCAATGCCCCACAAATGATTTCTTTAATTCTTTCTTTTGAAAGTTTATTATCAATATGGTTATTATATAAATGACAAGCGTAATCACAATGCATACCTTCGTCACGAGAAATCAATTCATTTGAAAATGTTAAACCCGGCATTAAACCTCTTTTCTTCAACCAAAAGATTGAACAGAATGAACCTGAAAAGAAAATACCTTCAACCGCGGCAAATGCAATAAGTCTTTCGGCAAAACTACCTTTCTCAATAAACTTCATTGCCCAATCGGCCTTCTTTTTAATGGCTGGTATTGTTTCTACCGCACGAAATAACTTATTTTGTTCTTCTTTATCTTTAATATATGAATCAATCAATAATGAATACGTTTCACTATGAATATTTTCCATCATAATTTGAAAACCGTAAAAGAATTTTGCCTCTGTGTATTGAACCGCATTAACAAAATTCATCGCAATGTTCTCGTTAACAATACCATCTGATGCTGCAAAAAACGCTAATACATGTTTAACAAAATGTTGTTCGTCATCATTCAATTTATTATCCCAATCGTTAATATCTTGAGCTAAATCGATTTCCTCTGCGGTCCAAAAACACGCTTCTTGTTGTTTATATAGTTTCCATAAATCGTGATGTTCGATTGGAAAAAGGACAAAGCGTCCAGGGTTATCTTGTAATATTTTTTCTATCATAATTTTTTTTTGATTGTTAAACTCTTGGTTTTACTTTTTGTATTCTTTGGAAGGCTTCTGCTGCCCTATCTACATTATTTCGAACTCTATCTTGTTCGTGACCTAATAATGTATTTTGTGAATCCGTATCAATAACTAAAAATTCGTTATTGAATTTACAGTTGGTGAATACCACACCATCTCTACCGATACGTGACTTAACTAACGTAAGTGTTGCTAAGTTTTGGTCTTTTTGTTCTAACGATTTTGCAATCGATAATATTACGTGTGCGATTTGTGCTTTTTTGATTGAACCTCCCATTTGGTCTCCTGTTACAACTTCAGAAGAAATTGATTCTCGGTTACCTTGTGTGGCGGTCCATATTGCCATGTTAAACTCACCAGTCATAGACTCTAAACTTCTCATAATAGATCCTTCACCTTTCCACTCTTCTCCGTTTGTACTTCTTTCGGCGGTAAGACAGTCTACATAATCTAATACTAATAAATCAACTTTAATACCATCCGATGTCATTTTTCTCAATCTAGATTTAATATCTGAAATTGTAATGTTATCAGACGGAAATTTCATAAGATTAATAGTTCCTACTGATCTTTCTTGTGCCTCTTTAATCTTTTCTTTTACTTCTTCTATATGTTCAGGTTGTTCATCAGGAGCAATACCTGACCAAATAGTATAGTGTTTACGTTTTATGTTACCAACGTTATCTTCAAAAAATATTTGAACAACGTTTAAACCAAGATTATATGCTGTGTTGGCGAATTTTGTTAATAAGGTTGTTTTACCTGTACCAGTTGGAGCAAGTACTACACCTAATTCACCTCTACCTAAACCACCTTTTAATAAATTATCAACACCCACAATTCCTGTTGGAATTGGTAGTCTAAAGTCTTTTTCTAATGCTGCGTCTATATCGTGAAAAACGTCAAGGACCTCGTCATTTGAAATACCAACCTGTAAAGCCTTTTTGATAATCTCTTCAATTTTACTATAAGCTTCGAATTGTCCGTTTTCAATAATATTTTGTACAGATTTTAATTCCCTTTTAAGGTTTTGTTGTTTGCAAAAATTCAAGGCGGTATCCTTAACGTATGCAGTATCTTTTGAATCGTCCTTTATCGCCTCTAATGTGTCAACGTGAACTTTGGAGGAGTCTTTGTTTCCACCTTCAGCCATAACTTTTTGAGATAATGTGTGATAATCGGGTAACTTTTCGTATGTCTTATACAATTCTTTAATGTTTTCCATTAAAAATTTAAAGGAATTGTTCTCAAAATACTTACTCTCTAAAACATCGATAATTGTTTCACCATATTTTTTATCTTCTATGATTGCCTTAATAAGCGATTGCTGAAATGAAAACCCTAAATAACCAAAATTCTTTTCTTCCATGTCTATTATTTTATATAAATTTTTAAATTTTACAGTTCGTAGTGTAAATACGTCGTCTCTAAATCATAAGCGGATAAAATGTCAGTTAAATCTGACAAAACTCTCTTAAGTTTTGGACGAATATCTACCGTGTATCTAACCTTTGGGTGGTAATAGTACGCCGGAAATATCCTAGAAATAAATACGTCGTCACCTAACTTTATTTCCAATAAAAAGTGTTCTTTTTCTTGCTCATTCGAATCTTCCACATACTCAGAAGAGAGGATAAAGTTTTGATTTTCACTCATATAATCGGAAGTTTTTATTTTCAAATCTTCGCTAATATCTTCGCAAATATTTTTTATGTAATAATGCATATCCATCGATCTTCTTGCTTGTGGATTATGATCTTTTACATTAAAGAATCTTTGACATACGATGTTCCCACCTAAACTAAGTAGAAATTCGAATTTTGTGATGTCCATTTGTTGGTTACTCATAGTTTTTAATTTTAATTGTCCTTTTATTTTTTTCTTTTCTTGTTAATCTAAGAAAGGGATTTAAGAAATTAGTCCAAGCATCGTCTGATTTTGGTAATACTTGGAAGAGTCCGTCTTCCATCATCATTTTCATAGTATTTTTATATGACCGTCCTTCGGGGTCTAAATTTTCATTGATTAATGCAATTATATTTTCTTTTGCTTCATCTGTTAATAAGGGTTCATCAAGACTTACAATTCTGTTATTGATTTCGTAAAACTCCTCCCCAAAAACACCATGTTTGGTTACACCTGTTAGTAAATTCCTAAGTAACCAATTGTGTTTGTCATCTTCAAATAAAAGGTTTGTTTTTTCTCTGATTTCTTCTAAGGTTACCTTTCTATCCTTAACCTCAGGGAACATGGAAATAAGTCTCTTTATCCCCATATTTTTGATTCCAGATATATTATCAGATGGGTCACCACATAGCATCTTAACCAATTTAACGTTTTCAATTAAAATGTTTTCATGACTATAAACTATGGTATCATTTACCTTATAAAGTTTCTGATGTGAAGGGTTGTAAATTTGTGTTTTTTCAGAAACAAGTTGAGTTAGGTCTCCGTCACTCGAGTAAACGATTTTGTTTTCGTTTGGTGAATTTTGCGTGTAATATGCGATACTGTCGTCCGTTTCACACAATGGATACTCTCCTTGTCTTACAAATAATTCTTCTAAGTATTGTTTGACTCTTTGTCTTTGGGTATTGTACGAATTGATTTCTTCGTCGGTTCTTAAACGAGACCGTCTATTTTCTTTATATAAATGATATATCTGTTTTCTTGGTTGGTGTCCGTTTTCTCCGTCCCAAAATACGACAATCTTGTCTAAATGGTATATCTCAAACGATCTCCTAAGAGTATTAATAAAATGATACAATGCTCCAAAGTGCTTTCCTTTATAGAAGTGATTCTTAAGACCATAGAAACCAATTGTAAGTAGATTATCTCCATCAACTAATAAAACAGACATTTATTCATTTATATTATAGGTCACTTTCTTCTGTTACAACTTCTACGTCTTCGATGTCTGTAACATTAACACCTAACATCTTACTGATGTATTCACCACACTCTTTTTTGTATTCTTCAAGAGATTTCTTTTCTTCACCTTCTTCTCTTCCACTCATAAATCCGTGTGATGTAACCAAGATACGTCCATCTTCATATCCCAAACCATTGATATGGTTCTTCATGATAGAGATTTTTGTTCTTGTTGCAATTTTAACTTTTCTCTTATCTTTAGTGATTGAAATTTTAGTTGTACCCGCTCCTTTTTGATTACCAAATAAGAATACAATACTTGAGTTTAACCAAATTGCTTCTCCACCTTTTGCTTTAATCTTTGGTTGTCCAAAAGGATTGTCAGGTAATTCTACCCAAGGTTGATTAACGATGATTAATGTGTTTGTATAAGGTTTATCTGTCCTTCTTGACCCTGAGATACGTTGGTTGATACCCATTCCAATTTTGTCAGCTAATACCGATGCATTGTGTTGTTTACCACCTTTACCGTCGTAAGTCATCTTACATGGAACCGAACCTACCGAATCCCAAAGGATTAATAAATCGTGAGGTATATCTCCCTTTTCTTGTGCATCTAACAATTCATTGATATATTCTGTAATTTGTTCGATATATTCAAAATCACTATTGAAAAGATAATCTCCATTTCTATCAAAACCCATTAATTCTGCGTGGTCCCAACTCCATTTTTGTTCTGTGATAATAAACACAGGAACAATGTTTTTCTTTTGTGCGTCTACTGCTGACTTTACAAGTGCGGTTGTTTTACCCGTATCACTATGTCCTAATAACATATTGATGTGTCCCATTGCAGGTCCAGGTATACCCGTTGCATCCAAGAAAGCATCTCCCAAATCGAAGAAACGGTCTGGTTTATATTCGGCCTCTTTTGAGAATTTCTTCTTAATCGCCGAGAAATCTGTTTTTTTAATTCCTGCCATGTTGTTGTTTTTAAAAGATGTTCCCGACATTAGTGTCGGGAACATATTATGAATTAATTAGAATGGTAAATCCGAATCCGTATCGTCTTCTTCTTGTGGGTCAACCACAGGAGTTGCCGTTTTTGGCGCCGATAATACTTCTTCACCTTGTGCATTTGAAACCCACTTCTTAGAATCATTATCCCAACGTGGTTCTTCACCTCTTGCAACCATTTCAAGATATTCTTCAGGTTTTTTGGAATATACATCAGACCATGTTAGTTCATCACCTAACCATACTTTTGCAACCGCCTCATCTGTATTAAGAGGTGAGGAGTCTTCAGGGATAATAGAATTAATTGTTGTGTACTCTTTACCTGTACCTGATTTAGTTAGAGTTAAGAACAAGGTTAAATCACGTCCATTTTCAGGATTACTGATGTCACCTTTCTTTTGGAAGATTGGGAAGATTTTATCTAAGATACCATCTTGTTTTGCGTTGTGCTTAAATCTCCAAAATTTGGGACCATCTTGTTCGTGGTCACGGTCGATAACTTTAACAATATAGAATTTACGTGAACGATATTGACGAGCTAATTCACGGTCAGAGTCAACACCAGTCATCTCTAAACCTTCTTTAACTTCGTTCAATGGTGAACGTTTTCCTTCTTGTTTTGGGTCAAAAAGTTTTACCCATTTTCCACCTACTTGAATTTCGTGGAAATACACCTCTTTAAATGGTGAGGAACCATCTTGGGTAGGAAGAATACGAATTCTTCTCTCTTCACCCTTAGAACCTTTAAGAAGTACAGTTGTGAAGTATTTCTTCATTCTGTCTTCTTGGTTAAATTTGTTTGCATTGCCACTTGTGGCGTTTTTGCTTTTCTCGTACTGTGCTAGTACTGCATCAAATGTTGACATAATTTTTAAATTTTAATTATAAATTCAGTTATAAAAAAAGATACATAAAAAAACCCGAATTATAAAATCCAGGTTAAATTATTTTTAAAATATTTTTAATTTGTTACGTTGCGGTAGGACTCGGTGACGGAGTACCACTTGGTGTAGGACTTGCCGTTGGTGCTGGTGTACTGCTTGGAGTTGGCGCCGGAGTACTACTTGGTGTAGGACTTGCCGTTGGTGCTGGTGTACTACTTGGAGTTGCGGTAGGATTATTAGTTTCAGTCGGGTTAGGTGTTGGATTTGGAGTATTGGTTGGTGTGGATGTTGGATATGCTGTTGATGTAGGCGTTGCAGTTGGTATTGGTAATCCCCATGATATTGTATAATCGTCGGAAGTACCCATTGAACTGTTTTTAGCTTGTACTTTGTATCCATATGTACTTCTTAATACATTGGCCATACTGTCATCCATATATTGATTTGGAACCACTATATAATAACGACCGTGTGCTGTTGCACCCGTAACTAATTCATTTATGTATGATAAACTAGTTCTTGTTTGTGTTGAACCTGTTGTTGCGAATGAACCTGAAATCATTTTTCTTAATTATTTTATTCTAAAGTTAATAAATAACTTAATTTATTTAATTCACCTAACATTTCGTCACGAATATTCAATAAATCAGTATCTGTAGGGTCTAATTCCATTTGTACGAATGCACTCCTAACAGTTGTGATTAATCCTTTCATATCTATATCTGATAAGTTATTTAATTGTATTGTTTTGGTTTCATCATCTAATGTGAATCTTCCATATTTTCCCATTGAAGCTTCAATAAAGGTATCAATTAAACCATCCAAAACTTCGTAAAATCCTCCAAAAGCATTGTGTCTAGCAAAACCTTTTGTTTGCCAATGATTAATTCTCATCTGCATTTGTAATCCCAATAAAAAATTTACATTAGTAGCGATATTCATCTTGTTGGTTTTCAGGATTAAATGAAGTTTTTACAGTATCGGCTGAATAATCTTGTACGTCTTGTTTTGTTAATACATATTCATTTTTACCACTTTGTCTCATTTCACCTTGTTTTGCGGCGAAGAATTGTTGTGGGTTTTGATTGAACGGATAAGAATCCAATGAACGCATTTCAAGTCTTTCTTGAGCGGTTGGTTCTTTCATGTTTTGTATTTTAGTACCCAACTCGTCAATTTTTGCAATCACTGAATCCATGCTAGATAATTTTTGTTCCAAATCACCTAACTTACTGAAAACAGAATCCATTTGTCCAATCACATTACTGTTGTCATTTTTATTGTCATCAATATCCTTTTTAATACTTTTAGTCATATTAACTAAATCTGTAATATCAATTTCTTCAGTGTCTCCACCCATATCCCCATCTAAATCATCAGTTGGTGGTGGTGGTACCGATGCATCATCAGCCGGAGGAGTCGTGGTATCATCCATTGGAGGTAATGCTGAGTCGTCAGCCGGTGGCATTGCAGCATCATCTGTTGGTGGTGCTGGAGGTGCATCCTGTTCCATAATCATTTTCTTAGCATATTTGTTAATTGCTCTGTGACGATTAAGTTCTTCTAATAATTTTTGTTCTAACATAGCTTTAGTCTTGTAATAATTGTCTACCATCATTTGTGATGTACCTTTTATTTATTCTTTCAACGATTCCGTCTTTTTCTCTAATTGTGTAACATTCTCCTGTTACTAAATCACATTCTTCTCTCTCCATTCCATCGTCAGATACGGTCTTAACTTGTTTTGGATTTAAGAATTGATTAATACTGTTGTTCATTTTATTGTTCTCCATATTATTAATGTTATAAGTATAAATATCCCAATATTGTTATTATTTCTTTTTTATTCGGAAATAAAGGACTCCACCTGGAAAAACTTTTAAATCATCCATCAGTTTCTTGGATAATCCGATACCATAACCTATAACATTTGGTCCTATATTAATTGGACCTTGGAATGTTGATTGGTCATATTTTACCACATCGTTCTCTAATACTTGGTTTACATAGTGGTCTAATGTTATTTCATCGCTAGGTTTTTCAGGATTTAAAAACACCGTTTGGGTCTGATTAGAAAGTAATAATTTAGCAGGTGTAGATGACGGTATAAATTTGGTTGAGTAGTATTTCTGACCATTATCCTTAATTCCCGACCATTTAATATGTTTTAAAGTTCCTTCTAAATTAACGATTGACATAGTTGTGTCAGCCGGTATTGGGTATTTTTCACTTCCCATTTCAATTGCAACCGCCCTATACCATTCTTTATTTCCAAATTTAACCTTTTGGATATATTTTTCATTTTCTGCTCCATTGTATGGGATACCAAATTCATCAACGTTTGATTCTTTTATTAATTCCTCTCCATTGATTTTTTTCTCACCTTTATCAATTACGAAACTTCCTTGTGCAGTGATTACAATTTCACTTGTTGTGGTGCTTTTGTTTAATTCGTTTATCTTAACCACCGCTTTATTCATGATTTTATCAAACAGGGTTCTATAACTTGATACGAACGAATCTTTAGGGTCGGGTAACGATATTGATGGAAGTCTAGTTCCTTTAAAAGTCGTTTCGATACCTGTACCTCTAATTTGATGACTCACCTCAGTAATCCAATATGAACCCTTAAACATTGGTATATTTTTTAAATAAAAGAACATTGTTGGTTGTATCATTACATTACCCATACATGTTACCTCACAACTATATGACGCTTGTCTATAGTAATCAAATAAACCAATGTCTACATTATATGTTCCTGCTCCCGATTCAGATCTTGCTAAGTTTTCTAAAACCACAAATGATTCTGATGTGTTTTTAAGTGTTGCTTGGTCCAATTGTATACTCTTAAAGATACTTTGGTTTTGGTCACCAACACTAACTTCAAACGCAACCACTTTATTTGATTTCGATAAATTCTCAGTATTGAATACATCGGGCGTTGTAATAATTAATGAATTATTATTTACGTTACCGATATTAAAACTATCATCTTGGAATTTATATTTTTCTCCCATGTCCGCCGGTCGTTTAGAAACGGGTCCGTCGACATATTGTACCACAATTTTTGGTGCGGACTCTTGGTAATCAACTTCTAAGAATGTTCCAAATAAATTTTTTGCAACAGTTTTAGATGGTGTAATTTTGGTTTTATTTGAAAAGTTGGTTCCATAGAAATTAACATAAGCCGGTAGGGCTCTCATGTCAAATCCTGTTCCCGCAATCAATGCTCCTAACGCTCCATATAAATTTAGTTTTCCATTCTTTTCATCGGTGATGTCAATTAATTTATCTAAATTCAAGAAAACCTTATCTCCAATATCTCTATTGGCTTTATCTAAAAATAAAAACTCCTCTAATAATGTTCTTTGCCCAATAGAATTACCCGCAACCCATTTGTCATTAAATGATTTAAAGTGATTATATATCTCAAGTTTTAATAATTCGTTATTATAACCATTATCTAATTTTATTCCTCCGACCCTTTGTTTTGTTTTTAAATAATCAAACAACGGTATTAATTTTTGTAAAAAATCAGTTTGTCTCTTTTTTGAACCATCGTTACCATCAAATATTGATAATCTTAAAAATGATTTAAAATCATTCGATGTTGGGGTAAATCCAGTGTTTGCGGTGTATCCACTATTTGCCCATCCCGCATAAAGTTGAATGATTGGTCTGAATTGTAAAATGTTTTCGGGTTTAAATTCAACATCATTAACAATAAAGAATTGTTCGTAAAATGAAAGTCCTGTGATTGGGTCAGATAAGACCTTTTCAACATCAGTTAATTTGTTTGGGCCTAAATAAAGATTTAAATAATCTCTATTAATATCTCCTTGATTACCTAATGATTCGTTAATATAATAACGATTATAACTAAATGTGTTATCTGTACTAATTTCACAAAAACCGTCCAAAACATGTGGATTAATTTCTTTTGGATTACCAAGTGTTACCTTTAATAAAGAATCATTTACCAATAAATCATTACTTACTTGTTTTAATTTTTCAACTTGTCTTTCTTTAATACTTTTAATAACCTCTGTAATTGGTAGAGAGTCGTCTCCTGCCTTTTTTTCAACCGTTAGAATACTTTCTAATAAATCTTGAAATTTATAATATTTTACCTTATCGAATGTTTTATATGGTAACTCCTCCACTAATCTCTCACTTGCAAAATTTAAAAATATATTTTCAAATTCATCTAATAAAATTGGACTGAAAGTTGCAATTAAATCTAATACTTTTTTATAGTTTCCTGTTTCGTATGTGTTACCCGTTGTTGAGAAATATTCTTCATACGATGGTAACGTCACACCACTGTAGTCGTTATTAATTGTATCGTCAGACCAAATAACTCTAAAATTTAATTGTTCTTCAGTTGCAATATTATTTCCTGTTATATCTGCTGATCCAGCAATTGTACCTAAAACTCTTGCGGTCTCCTTGTTGAACGTTTCAACTTTCTTACCACTATATATATTTCCACCATCACATGGTAATATTGTGTATGTTGAATCCGAACCGTTTCCTGCAAATTGTGAGTTATCAACAAATTGAGTTACAAAATTAGTTTTGTTAAAAATATTTCTTTTACTTATTCTAATAACTTTTTCATCAATACTATCTTGAAATGCGGTTGTACCCCCGCTAACAACATAGTGGTTAGTTCCTTTTACAATTTGGTGATATAACGCGTCATAAAATGGATGTACCCCCACACTGTCACTGTAATTTATAGTCACAGGTGATGACGATTCATCAGTATATGTAAATGTGGTTATCGGTGTTGAGGTTTCTCCGGACACACCAAAAAATAATTGAGTGTCAATTGGTGTAGTTGCTCCACTTAAAATATCATTAAAACCAATATTTTCGACGTTAATATATGTTTTATATCTGTGATATATGGAACCCCATTTTAATATTAAATAATATGGAATAAAGTGTGTTGCACCAACTTCTCTAAACATGGTAGACATTCTTGTCTTATTACCATTAAATTCAATTTCATCATTTAAGTCTTTAAATGGTAACGAGTTTAAAAGTAGGTAAGCGGATGTTGCAAATTTACCATATGGACTACTCTTAATGAAATCATCATGTAGTTGTTTATGAAAATAAGGTGTGTTTAAAATACTTGTTGATGTCTCCGTTTTACTATTTGATATTTTAAAATATTGACCAAATAAGTTTTCGGTATATA